GTGTTACAAATAATCGTCAACCATCAGCAGAAAAGCTAAAGAAGTATGTTGTAGATATTAGTATTAAGATAGATCCGGCCCCATTTGAAAACTTTAGCACAGAGACGATAAAATCCATAGAAGATAAAGTAAAAGCAGTTCCAGCAATTAGAAGAGTAGACTTTACAGATAAGACTAAGCTAGTAAAATCATAAATTATGAACATTGAAAATTTAAAAGGACACATTCCAGATAGCATTATCATGCAATTGCCAGATACGATGGCAAAATTTGAATTGAATACTCCATTGCGTTTAGCACATTTCCTAGCTCAAGCAGGACATGAATCTGGGGGTTTTAAAGTACTAAAAGAGAATCTAAACTATGGAGCTAAAGGTCTTCGTACAATATTTAGTAAGTATTTCCCAACAGATGCAAAAGCTCTAGAGTATGAAAGAAAGCCTGAAAAGATAGCAAATTTAGTTTATGGCAGTCGTATGGGCAATGGTCCTGAGGCTTCTGGAGATGGGTATAAATTCTGTGGCCGTGGTTGTATTCAGCTTACTGGCAAGGATAACTACGCGGCATTCTCAGCAGCAATAGGCGAAGACTGCGTAACAAACCCAGAGCTTATAGCAACTAAATATCCTCTTGCATCAGCCGCATGGTTCTTCCACAAAAATGGACTACATAAGCTAGCAGATGATGGGGCAACTATAGAGGCGGTAACTAAGATTACAAAGAGAGTGAATGGAGGGACTATTGGTTTAGAAAATAGAATACAGCATTTCAATGAATATTATGCTTTATTGAAATAATTATTAACGTTAACCCCAAAATATGGACCCTGATAGTAGAAATGGATACTTGGAACAATACACTAAAACAGAATCTAGCGACTCTTTGTCTAATGACAGCAATGTTTTTCAATCCTTTTGGGTTCGATATTGTACAGTGGTGGCTGATACAAAAGACAGGAAGTTTATGGAGAGCCAATGCCGCTTTGTATTGTATTGCGGGATTATTTTTTATTTTATATATAGTATTACGTCCTAAAAAAGAAAAGAAATGATAAAATTAATTGACATACTATATGAGGCTTTTGAATTTTTTCCTACTTCTGAACAAGAAATAGAAAATGATTCTGTGAAAAAGCTTTTTTCCATTATAAAAAAATATCCTGGATTAGAAATGGAAGACCCAATAGTAATGTCAGATCCAAAATCTAAAAAAGTAAAAATATCAAGAAGTTTACAAAGAGATCCAAAATTTATACAATACTTATCAAATAAATTAAAAGTAAATGTAAGTGATACGTCTGGAGCTAATTGGGATGGACTTTCTATACTTTGGGGAGAAGGATCTAGAGGAGGAAGAGGCACTAAATCAAAAGGACCTGGAACTGAAACTATTTTAGTCAAAGATTTAAATTTATTAAACGAAGAAGGTATTTCAAAAAAGAATGAATCAAAGTTTTCATATCCAAGTTTAATGATAGAAATGTCAAAAGAATTAGGATTAGAGAAAGGTAATTTTGAAATAAAACCCATGGGTCATGAAAATCAAAAAAGACCCTTAAAATTTTCTTCATCAGGTCCTATAATAGATTACTTAGGTGAAACTGTAGCATCTACATTGACTGATATAACAATAGTAAAAGGTAATAAGTCTTACTATATATCTGTAAAATACGGTAATACTTTAACATTTTTTAATTCAGGAGTAACAAAAGCACTACCAGCCTCAGAAATAAAACTTGGAAAAATCACAAATCCTAATGGAGTAGCGATGTTAGAAACTTTTGGAATAAACAATAAATTATTTTGTAAGGTATTCAATGATTATGGAGATGTTGATTTTTCTAAATTTAATAAAAATCCCTCATCTGCGGAATATGACATAGATAAGATTAAAAAACTTATAGAATCAGGAATAGGGTCAGGATATTATATGGCACATATAAAAAAAGCTGGCGCTGAATTTTATAAAGTTGATAGTAGTTATTCAAAAACTGCATCAGACGTTTCTTCTCCAAAAGTATATTATGGTGGAATAGATGGATCTGGTAAAAGAGTTGATATAACAGTAGAATCATCACTATATTCATTTAAAATAAATATAAGAAATAAACAAGGAGGAATATATCCATCTCATATAATGTGTGATTACATAAAAAAATAAAATGATAAGTCTCATAAAATTACTCCAAGAAGAGATCAAAGGCGAGATAATACTTCCTTCAAATCACGAACCTTTCATGTATAGTCCTAATGGTTTTAGCTGTGCAGTTTGCAAATACTATAGCTATGAGAATGATCAGCATATCTGCGGAAACCAGTATTATGAAGCATGGAATGGAAATGGAGTAATGGACATAAAAGATCCAACTAAGTGGTGTAGTGATTGGTTTTCTCCTAAAGAGTAATATATTTATATAAAAGATAACAAGACATGATAAAACTAGCAAGCTTTTTAAATGAAGGACCTGAAGACTTCGGAGCATATCGTAGAATAGTGATAACTTCAGATAAGATCAAACAGATAGAATCTGAGATCAAGAAATTTATGGATCGTCCTGAAACAAAAGAGAAATTCCCAGTAAAATCATCTTTTAAGCCTGGAGTAAAACCTGAGATGCTAGTAATAGATGTGGAAGGAAAAGGTGCAACTGTAATAGCTATAAAGGCCACTGATATAATAAAAAGAATTGACAAGGCCGCTATTATAAAAGTAAGGAATGAAAGAAAGCTAAAGGAGTTCACAGCAAATCCAGCAGAGACTCCAGACATATACTATGGAAATGAAAAGAGAAAGTATTTTAAGCAACCTTCATACGATAACCAAGATATGAATGCCATAAAGTCAACTCACCCCATTGCAGAAGATGTTTGTACAGATTGTGGAGAAGAAATGATAGATGGACAATGCTCACAATGCGAAAATAAAAGTGGAGACGTTTGGGGACAACCTTCTGAAGATCATGAATCTATAATGAAATCTCACTATAAAAAGATATCAAATAAGGTAGACAATATCATATCAAAACTAAAAGATAGAGGGTATGTCAAATAAACTTTTAGAGAGTAATAAAGATATAGATAATCTTATAGTGGCATTAAGACAAATAGAAAAATAATGATAAAACTAACAGACATACTCAAGAAAGTACTCAAAGAAGCTGGAGAAGAACAATCAATAAATCCCAACTTTGAGGAGAATCCCATGGGCTATATCCTTAAAAAGTACAAAAGACTCAATGATAATTTAAAAAAGCTCATGGGCGATAATTTTGAGGAGTATATTGCCGGTGTATTCATAATGTCTGGTAAGCCTACTACGTTTAAAATACTCCTTAAGAATGCTCAATACTTCTATATGACATTTATGGGAAAAGCATATGAAGCATCAGTACAAGGTAAGCGATATTACCTAATGAATATAGGAGAGATTCAAAGAGCAACTATGGCTATATCTAGACTTCAGAGATATGGAGCTAAGACATCAGCACAAGGACCAGAAAGTGAAGAAGGACCGAGGTCAGATGAATTACCGACAGAAAAAGAAGAACCAGGATTAGCAAAATCAGAAGAAGTACCAGCTGAAGCATAAAAAAATAAACAATGGCGAATAATCTTAAGACATATGGTGATTTAAAAAAATTACTAAAAAGCATTACTCTTAAACAAAAAGGAGATAAAATAATATCAAGAGGCGTAGAATTTGGCATAGATCAAATTTTAGGATTCATACCAGGAGCCTCTAATGCAAAAACAACTTTTGATTTTATAAAAGCAGCAATGCATAAGCCAGATGATAAAAAAACAAAGACGTGGTTAGATAAATTAGATATAGACGATAATACTTCTACAATAGTCGATGATAGTGTAGAAAATGGATTTATGAAAACATTAAGTAGTACAATAGATAAAATGCCTGATGATCAGAAACTAGAAGATGATTTTAATATGAATCAAAAATTAGTAGATTATTTAAAAGATAAGTATAAAGGCAGAACTATAACTGGTATACAAGAAATAGATGAACCTGTAAAAACAACACCACAAAAAATACAAGGATCATTCAATACGCAAAATATAAAAGCACTTGGAATAGATCCATCAAAATTTAATATGGTAGTGGGTTATCTAAAACAAGGAAAAGAAGTTAAAGATCTAAATCTCTCAGCTAAAGAATTATTAGCTGATTTTTTATTAAAGCTTTTAAAAACAGATGATGATAAATTATTAATAAAAGTTTTTAATGATATAAAAAGATTAAAGAGTAAATAAACTCAAAAGATATATTTCATAAAGTCGATTTAAAAGGTTATAATGTTATCAAGGACTTATAAATAGAATCGGTCAAATTCGATATATTTATAAACAAAAGTTTTTATGCCCGAACCAATTACGAGGCAAACCACAATCAAAGATAAAATACGAGAAGAATTCGTGAAATGTGCCACAGATCCAGTGTATTTCATGAAGAAATTCTATATGATCCAACACCCACAAAGGGGAAGGATGCTATTTGATCTATACCCATTTCAAGAATCTGTACTAAAGGTATTTTCTGGAGACCAAAATGTAATTATAAATAAGTCAAGGCAGTTAGGAATATCAACACTGGTATCTGCATATGCCCTCTGGCTAATGCTATTTCATAAAGATAAGAACGTACTAGTCATTGCAACAAAGCAAGAGACAGCTAAGAATATGGTTACTAAGGTGCGATTTGCTTATGATAATCTACCAGTTTGGTTAAAGATAGGCGCAACAGAAGACAATAGACTTAGCCTAAGTGACTCTGCTCGATCTGAAGCCGTATCATTATTGGCGATGGATGAAGCTGCCTTTATCGATAATGCCGAAGACCTCTTTGGATCTGCTCAGCAAACCTTGGCAACTGGTGGTAAATGTCTAGCGCTATCGACTCCAAACGGTGTAGGTAATTGGTTCCACAAAACTTATATAAAAGCACAAAAGAAAGAAAATAGCTTTGTACCAGTATCACTTCCTTGGATAGTACACCCAGAAAGAAGTCAACCTTGGAGAGATAAACAAGATCAAGACCTCGGAGTAAGAATGGCTGCGCAAGAGTGCGATTGTGACTTTTCAACTTCAGGTAATACAGTAATCATTCCAGACATCTTAGCTTGGTATGAAGAAAATATGGTCTTAGATCCACTTGAAAGACGAGGGCTTGATAAAGCAATGTGGGTATGGGAGTATCCAAGCCCTCTAAAGACATATCTGCTATGCGCAGACGTAGCAAGAGGTGATGGAGCTGACTATTCCGCATTCCATATCATCGATGTAGATACACTGACCCAGGTAGCCGAATACCAAGCGCAGTGTGATACAAGAGAATTTGCAAAGACTATACTTGCTGCTGCTTTCGAGTATAATAATGCTTTAGTGGCTGTGGAGAATGCTAATATAGGCTGGGACGTTTTACAGTCTTTGATAGAGAGTGGATACCAAAATTTACACTACTCACATAGAACAGACTTTAGTTTGGATCAAGAAAAGAGATTAGAGAGATATGGCGCAACAGATTCTCTAGTACCGGGCTTTACAATGTCATCCGCATCAAGACCTTTAATAATAGAAAGGATGAGAGACTTTATAGAGACAAAACAAGTCAAAATCAGATCTGTTAGACTTTTAGAAGAGCTTAGGGTATTCATATGGAAGAACTCAAAGCCTCAAGCAATGCAAGGATATAATGATGATCTTGTAATGTCCTTTGCAATATCAATGCACATGAGAGATTCTTCTATACGTTTTAGAAGGACAGCGGAGAGTTTAACATACGCTGCATTAGACGGAATGAAAAAGATGGGAGAATCTCCAGTCTATAATACAAATAACTTTATGACTCAAAACCCATTTCAAATGGAGATCTCTACAGCAAGTGGAAATTCTTTAGAAGATATATCATGGTTATTGGGATAAAAAAATAAAAATATGGCAGAAATACAACAGAATCTATTTTCGACACTCCGCAGACTATTCAGTACGGACGTTATAATCCGCAATGATGGGGGCAATATGCTTTCGGTCATGGATACAGATAATATCCAATCCAATGGTGTTATTCAGACTAATTCTCTTATTGATAGATTCCACAAAGTTTATACTACATCTACTGCATACGGGGTCAATCTGAATTTAGCAATGAATTATCAATCTGCTAGGGTACAGATCTATGCTGATTATGATTCTATGGATACAGATGCAATCATAGCTTCAGCATTGGATATTATAGCTGATGAATCCACACTCAAAAATGATCAAGGTCAAGTTTTAACAATACGGTCTTCAGATGAGAATATACAAAAAATCTTGGAGAATCTTTTCTATTCAGTTCTTAATATTGAATTTAATCTATGGTCTTGGATACGTAATATGTGTAAGTACGGGGACTTCTACTTAAAAATGGAGATCTCTGATAAATTTGGCGTGTATAATGTAATTCCATTCTCAGCATATAATATAGTGCGACAAGAAGGATATAATCCTAATAACCCAAATGAAGTAAGATTCAAATTCGATCCTAATGCAGCATTGGCAGCAACATCTGGATATACTTCAGCTTTCAACAATCAAGATCCAGGAGTATGGTTTGATAACTATGAGATGGCGCATTTTAGGCTCATTGGAGACGTTAATTATCTCCCCTATGGTAGATCATACCTAGAGCCAGCAAGAAAGCTATTTAAGCAGTATACGCTTATAGAAGATGCAATGCTGATCCATAGAATTACCCGTGCCCCAGAAAGAAGAATATTTTATACGAATGTTGGAGCAATACCGCCAAATGAAGTAGAGAATTATGTTCAGAGGATGATCAATAAGATGAAGAAGACTCCACTGATAGATCCAAACACAGGACAATATAATTTAAAATATAATCAGCAAAACCTCTTGGAAGATTTTATAGTCCCAGTAAGAGGCAATGATACTTCTACAAGGATAGATACAGCAAAGGGATTAGAGTATAATGCAATAGAAGATGTTGTATACTTTAGAGAAAAGCTTTTTGCGGCGTTAAAGATACCTAAGGCATTTATGGGATATGAAAAGGATCTTACTGGTAAA